GTTTTCTTCGCGGTAACGGCGCTTAGATCCCGGTAACTCCACTCTTCTATCCTGCCTGTCGATCCTAATTTCAGCCCCATCATAAAGACATTTTTTGCCGCAGTGAGTACAATATAATTTTGTTGGCTTCCAGTCTTCCATGGTCGCAACTGACCACCACCCTTTACAATGAGTGCAAACTAAATGCCATATTATCTCTCTGCTTCGTTCCATTAATGTCCTTATGGTGGAGCTGCCGGGATTCGCACCCGGGTCCAGCTCAGTCGTCAAATTGCTTCAACATTACATACTATTTATAACACGGTTAGAGGAAGATGTCAAGTTCTTTTTCTGTAGTTTCTTTTAATTTTTCTTCAGGATTTTTGATAGGTTCTAGCCATGTGTCAGCAATATATGCTCTAGGACTTGGGCCATAACCACTAGACAAATCATCTGCTTCAATCCACCAGAAGTGATCATGAACAGGTGCTTGACAGGGCATACCTCGAAACTGAAACATTTCTCTTGCTTCAAACTTACCAATATACTCTACAACTTTTACAATGCGTCCGATGTTCTCTGGACGCACTGAATGTATAATATGGGCAACATCGCCTTCTTTACACTTCATTGAATCTCTCTACTATTTGAATTGAGTGTTTACATTTTCCGTGAAAGTTAAATCCAGTACACGAACAGCTAAACCCCTGCTCTGTAAGGGTAACTACGTATTCACTATCTTTCTTACTGCCTGCGACACTCCATTCAGTGCCTGCCAAGAAGTGACGTTTAAAGTTCCAGTCTTCTGGTTTCAAGTAGCGTTTAGCGTAGCGTTTCATAGTCACCCTCTTGCGCTGTGTTTACTACTTAGTTATACACTACCATTTAAGCATTGTCAAGAGACTTTTTTGACTTTTAACTGCTGCTCTAATACGTCTTATCTTAGGAACAGTATTGGTGTTGCCTGCTTCGTACGCTTTGTTAAATTCTTTTTGTAGTATACTGTCTAAATAATCTAGGTCTTGTTCGTTAAGTTCGTTAATCTTGCTGGTAACCATTTTTTCTACTCCATGCTTCCTCGAAGCCTTCTAGATGGATGCTCGCCTCGTGGTTTCCCCAGAGACGGTTAAAATAACTTTCTTCTACTTTACGGATGTCTGACAGTGACCAGCTGTCCGGAATAAGATGTCCCTTCACTTGCCAGAAGAGTTGATTGGCCCATTTGAGTTCTATTTGCGTCATAACGTATTTACATGATTGTTACATGTTGAGCGCTAACATTAATACTACTCGTCGTTAGAATTAGCTTCTGCAACTGCTTCTTTTTGTTTTCTTCGTTTACCATAAAACCCACCAGTGTATTCAATTTCTTCACTTCTTGCACCAGGGGTAAATGTTGTAACTGTGCCACCTTTATTTAAAAATTCTTGTATTAAACTTTCGGGGGTATTATGGCGCTGGCGGCCAACAGGGTTCATTGTCATATAATTTCCTTATTAATGTTTAAATGATTGTACGGTAATATCGAGTAATTCGTCTAACGTTAAATGTGAATGTTCCGGAGATAAACGTATCGGTGCACGTACTTCGTTATCATCATTATCGTGTTGAAGATCAAAGAATATAAGCAAATCATCTTCACGTAAATCGTGATTAAGTTGTTGTGCTGCCCATATTGCACTTATCAATAATATGTTTACTGTTATTGCCTTGTTGCTTATTTTATTTTTATGTATATATCGTAAAGCCTTTTTTTTCACACTACCGTAATAGTTTGTTCTTTTGGCTATCTTTTTTAGATAAAGTGTATTGTCTTTGTCCATTAATTACCTGCTGCTAGTTCGTCCATTATAAAATAAAGTAGACTTCCTCCAGGAGCAAGTGCTTGTTCTAATTCAGTTGTTCTATAAAAGTCAATGCTGTGATTGAAACGTTGTACAGTCCACATATCATCAACAACTTTCTTATCAATTCTGATATCAGAGTTGTTTAACATTATTGTTAAATCTCGATATTCTACTTTACCCCTGTATTCATCTAGTTCTTTGGGGAGAACTCCGTACTCAACTAAAATATATGTTTTTACATCTTGGATTGTTTTAAACGACATGATCTATTACCTCTTAATAGTGTATTTATTATAACTCAATCTTCTTTTCCTGTATTTCTTTTCTGCGTTCAATGATAAGGTCCTTCATATCATTGAGTGCTTGTCTTGCACGAACAGCACTAGCCTTTACACCGTTAACTTCAAACTTTTCATGTTCTTGAAGGTAAATGGCAAATGCTAGTTTTAACCGTTCGTGGATGTCACTCACCTAAAACGACCTCACAAAGCTCTTTCCAATTACGAACACGAATAACTGCTGGATTGGTGTAATCACGATTGTGCAAATGATCAATTAGGATTGGACGTAGTCCTGCACGTACCCCGGCATCGCAGTTTTCTGGTTTGTCTTCTACCCACCATAGTCCACTGTTTTTATATGCTGCAAGAGCATCATCTTTGTCAGCGCCGGTGTCAAGACAAATAAGTTCTGCCCACGGAGTTGTTCCAAAATGATTATCCAAGTTTTGTTGACGTAACTGTTTTGCAAACGGATCGAGACTCAAACTTGTAATAACATCAAACTCGTATCCGGCTTCAACCAGTCGAGCAACACCACTGCGAGCATCTCTTAGCACTGGTAAGCAGCACATCCAAGCACTGTCGTTAAACTCACGAACTAGATCATATTTGTTATCTTTAAGAAGATCATAAGCAACACCGAGATCATATGTTCCGTGTACTACTTTTGAATAGCCTTTATCATGCATCCAATTGTGGAATGAAGTTTCCCAGTCCAGCAACACACCGTCGACGTCTGTTAAGATTTTTTTCATATTATATCCTATTTGTTGTTACTAATCATAATAACACAAGTGTCAATTAGTGTCAACCTATAAACACATCGCCGCTGCCTGTAGCAGTATCTCCGCAAATTGCTGCAGCATCGCCTGCAACACATATTGCCTTGAGGCCGATTAGTACAGTTGAGTTTAATCCTGCTGGAAGTGTTTGTGCAATATGCGGGGCTGCACCGTGTGCTACGACACCGTCGCCGTCAACTATTACCAACTTGCTATTGACATAAACTGTTGATTGACTAGGTACTAAGTCGCCGCCTGCTGTGTCACTATCTCTACATACTCCTGGCATTGTTTCTCCTAGATCATCTGAATTCCGCTAGTGCTGGTTATATAAGATTTTGCCATTTGAGGCTCTGTCTTAACAATAAACAACACTGCGGTTTTATTTAGTGGAATTTTTGAGTCAACAGGAACAGTGAATGCAAATGGTGCAAGACCCATGCCTTGCTGTGTTGCCATTAATGTAAGAGGTTTGCTGACAGTAATAGTTTTATCGTTTTCTTCTACAAAACGAGCAACTAATTCGTCGCCGCCTGTAGTTTTAATTGTAACAGTATCGCCAGCTTTATACGGAGTTTCAATAATCATTTTTTTCTCTTCTTGCCAATTTTAGTTGCTTTTTTTGCAGCAACTTTCATTTTAGTTTTAGTTGCTCGTGGTTTACGTAGTGCCATTATTTTGTTTTCTTGCCAATTTTAACGGTACGTTTAGCTACTGTTTTCATACTAGGAGATTTTGACGGTTTTATTTTTTTAATTGCCATCACAAAGTCCATCCTGTTCCGTTATAACCTGTTTCTTCTAAGTAATTACCTAGCTTATCATAGCCGCCGATATTATGTCCATTTATTTTAATTTGAGGAAAGGTCTTTGCTCCTGGAAACATCTCTAATACTTCCTCACGAGTAAAATCTTTATCAAGTTGGTAGTAATTGTATTTTAATTTTCTTGTATTGCAAAATGCCTTTGCTGACTCACAATACCCGCAGTTTACTTTTCCGTAAATTTCTATCATAAACTAAATCCTTTAAATGTGTCTACGCCCACATCTTGTTTGGTGCCGCCGCTAACATAACTAGTTATCTCTGTTTCTTGAGGTGCCACTTGAACATCCGCTCCACTGATCCATTTTTGGGTCCACGGTAATGGGTTTGCTTGTGGAACTTTATATGGACTTGTAAGACTAACATTTCCCATACGACGAGTGCAAATCCATTCAATGTATTCGTTAAGTAGTTGTGTATTAAGCCCAATCATACTGCCGTCTTTGAACAAGTACTTTGCCCATGCCTTTTCTTGATCAACTGCGTCAACAAACATCTTAATACATTCTTCTTCTGTTTCTTTTGCAATTTTTTCAAATACAGGGTCGTCTGTTTTGAGTAGTTTAAGTAGCATCTGTGTACTTGCCAAATGCAAATTTTCATCACGGGCAATCAACTTAATAATCTTAGCATTGCCTTCCATCTTCTTTAATTCAGCAAACGCCCAACTACACGCAAAACTTACATAGAAGCGAACACCTTCAAGAATGTTAACGCTCATCAGTGTAAGCCATAATAGTTTCTTAAGTTGATACAAGTCAACTACAATTTTTTTACCATTAACAGTGTGTGTACCTTCACCTAGCAAGTTATACCAACTTGCTGTTTTGATTAGGTCATCGTAGTATTTGCTAATATCGCCTGCGCAATCTACAATTTCTTCAATGTCCATCATCTCGTCAAAGATTTTACTAGGATTGCTATAAATGTTACGAATAATGTGTGTATAACTACGACTGTGAATTGTTTCACTAAAAGTCCAAGTTAGAATCCAATTTTCAATTTCTGGTAAACTAACAATAGGACTAAATGCTTCTACTGGCGCACGACCTTGTACACTGTCTAGTAGGATTTGACGCTTTAGGTTGCTTGTAAAGATATGTTTCTCGTGATCAGTTAGACCCTTAAAGTCTTTAGCATCTTTGTAAATATCAACTTCTTCAGGACGCCAAAAAAATCCTAGCTGTTTGTCTGTAAGTTGATCAAACTGCTTATACTTTAATGTATCGTATCGCTGAATAGTAGGGCCGCCACTTGGATCTAGAAATGCCATTACTTGTGTGTGGTTACTACGATTTTCTGTGTCAAATACGCTCATTATAAAGTCCTTTTTAGATTAGATTACATTAAAGTATAGGATAACACAGCTTTTGAGCTGTGTCAAGTATTATATTGTGCAGCTTTCGCAAAACTCATCTTCACTAAGTTCTGGCAAATCTTCAGTTGCCATCATCTTGCTAACATCAATCTCGCCTTGTCCGTCATTTGTGTTAAAATAGTAAAGTTGTTTGCCACCAAATTTGTAAAACATCAGCATATGTTGTAACATAGTACTCATCGGTATTTTTTCATCTTCAAAGAATATTGGATTATAACTTGTATTAACACTGATACCCTGGTCAATATACTTTTGCAATACTGCCATTATCTTCAAGTAACCTTCTGGGCTACGCTGATCCCATAGCAAGTCGTATTTGTTTTTAAGACGCTTGAACTCTGGAACAACTTGCTTTAGTACGCCGTGCTTCGATTGCTTAACACTGATCAAACTACGTGGTGGTTCAATTCCGTTTGTAGCATTTGCAATCTGTGCAGAAGTTTCACTTGGCATAAGTGCCATTAGTGTGCTGTTGCGAATACCTGTAGCTTTAAGTTGCTCACGCAACCCTGCCCAGTCCATACGTTCGACATGAGGAATAAGAGCATCTAGGTCTTTTTTGTAAGTTTGGTTAGGTGTAATACCATGTCCGTATTTGGTTTCCATGTTACCACTCGGAGCACCTTGTTCTGCTGCAAGGTCTGCACTTGCTTTAATCAAGTAGTAACTCCATGCTTCTGCCCATTTGTCAATTAATGCTAATCCATTACTGTCAATGCCTTGATAAGTTAACCCGTTTTTAGCCAGCCAGTAAGCAAAATTAATAATACCTACACCTAATGGGCGGCGTTTCTCTGTGCTAAGTTGTGCTGCTAATACAGGATATCTTTGATAACTTAGTAGTGCATCAAGACCACGCACTGCCAGACGACACACACGTTCAAAGTCTGCTGGCGTACGGATATTGCCCCAGTTAATGGCGGAAAGGGTGCAAAGGCTGATTTCACCCTCCGCATCGTTTAAATCGCTTAATGGTTTAGTTGGAAGATCAATTTCGGCACATAGATTACTTTGACGAATTGGAGCAAGCTCTGGAAGGAAACTACCGTGTTCGTTTGCGTTATCTACATTTTGTAGATAGATACGGCCGGTGTTCTTACGCTCTTCCATAAAACTACTAAACAAATCACTTGCTTTGATTGTTTTTTTACGTATTCGTGTATTGCGTTCTGCTGTTTCATACAGTTCACGGAATTTGTCTTGATCTGCAAAGAACGCTTCATACAACCCTGGTACATCTTTAGGAGAGAAAAGAGTAATGTCTCCGCCAGCGATTAATCTCTCGTACATTACTTTGTTAAACTGCACACCATAATCCATATGACGTACACGGTTTTCTTCTGTGCCTTTGTTGTTCTTCAGTACCAACAAGTCTTCTACTTCATAGTGCCATGCTGGATAATAGATAGTTGCTGCTCCGCCACGTACACCGCCTTGGCTACATGATTTAACGGCTGCTTGGAACATTTTATAGAAAGGAATAATGCCTGTATGATAAGCATCTCCACTGCGTACAGGCGAACCAATAGCACGGATCTTGCCGCCACCGATTCCAATGCCTGCTTTTTGACTAACGTATTTTACAATAGCACTTGTAGTAGCATTGATACTGTCGAGGCTATCGTCAGACTCAATAAGAACACAACTGCTAAACTGACGCTGCGGCGTTCGTACTCCAGCCATAACAGGAGTAGGCAAACTGATGTCGTGTAAACTAATAGCATCGTAATATTCCTTTACCCATTGTAATCTTGTTTCTTTTGGATATGCTTGGAACAGTGTAGCAGCAATGAGAATATAACATATTTGGGGTGTTTCAAATATCTCGCCACTAACTCTATTCTGTACTAGATACTTACCGCGGAGTTGCTCCATAGCAACGTAAGTTAAGCTCTCATCACGCTCATGCTTAATAAAACCGTTAATCTTATCCCATTCTTCGTCTGTGTAGTAAGTGATTAACTCAGGATCGTAAAACCCACGCTCGGTATTTTTTATTACAAGTTCACGAACATGAAATGGATCGAACCCATTGTAAACTTCTTTACGTAGCGCATAATTGATTAGCCTGCCGCCGACATATTGATAGTTAGGTGTTTCTTCACTGATAAGATCGGCTGCTGCTTTAATAAGGGTTTCTTGAATTTCACTTGTCTTCATACCATTGTAAAATTGTATTTGACTTTTAATTTCAACTTCGCTTGGACTGACTCCAGTAACTCCTTCACATGCATAAAAAACAACCATGTGTAATTTTTCAATATCTAATAATTCTTTAGTGCCGTTTCTTTTAGTGACTTGAGTCATTGATTTCTCTTTCTTTAGTAAAAATAATTAAAACATCTATGCTTGAATAGATATTTATTAATAGGTTTCTAATGGGTATTTCGTTTCGATTTGTAATTGTAACGAGAGAGTATTTGCCAAAATTGGTTCATTTTTGTCGCAGTCAACAACTTGATCATCAACATATAACAAATACCTCATTGTGGAATTTTCTTTATCTCGTGTAATATGTATCTCAAAATTGCTTCTAGAAAAGCGTTCAGTTAATTGTAAAGTATATGCTATACCTAATAAAACTGCAAATCTACAATAAACATTGTCATTGAGTAATGTCCAAGGATCTGGCCAAGAACTCTTATCATACGGATCAACTTGTATACGTACAAGTTTAACTTTTTTATAGAAATCTATAACCTTCTGTAGAGGGTTGTTGGATGTCTCGAGTTGCTTTCGCAACTCTACCCAGGATCTCAACCTGTCTTCATACTTTTTTTCAAACATGTATTATGCTTTTACTCTTACTGTATAATGAAAGTTATCGGTTACTACCGGAATAGTGTTAGTTACGTTTAAAACAATTGTATCAATACCAGCTGTTACACTGCCAAAGTCTTGTTGGGCTACTGTAAACGCTAATGCGTTTTGATATAATGGAGTTCCTGTGTATACAGTTTCATCTTCAATGTATACGTCAGGCACTGCTATATTAGAAATAATCTTTATTGTTCCGCTTTGTAATATATCAAAAGAAGTTTCGTTGTACACATAATCAATAGTTATTGTACCATCAACAATTGGAAATTTTAAAAGTTGTATTTCTGAAATCTGTTGTGCAATAGGGGTTTGCCCACTGTGCTTAATTTCGTAATTTGCTCTTCCTAGAATTTCAGGAACATATTCTAGATTAAAATTAGCATCGCTAGAACGGTTTGGCATGTAATTTTTTGTTCTTTCAAACAAATCATTATCACTAACATTTGTAGTTGTTGTAAATTCAATGCAAGAAGTTACAGAAATTGAGAATTCAGAATTGTCGTTGCCTACATCTAAATACTTGTTATCTTTACTTACGTTGTAATCTCCAAGACTTATAATAAACCCTTGTTTATCAATGCTGTCAAAAATACAATTCTCAACAGTGTTGTATGAAGGTCCAATTAATTGGCCAGGTTCAGCAAGTCCTGTGCCTGCGCCGTCTGTTCCAAATGCAATGCCGTATCTCATTTTATTAAAATATATGTTTCCAAAAGTGTTGTGTGTTATATCATAATCACTATACACTCCGGTGTTCAGGCTGTCAAGTTCTATTTCATCAAAAATATTGTGTTGACAAGTAATTGCATTACTGTACGATCTCATTAAAATACCAATATGAGGGAAATTGTTTTCTCCAAACTCCCATATACCTTTTATACGTAGATCTTTAAAAGTACTGTTTGTGCAAGAGTATAAGTCAATTGCGCCGTATAATGCAGAATCAACTGTAAGTGTCATTCCTGAAATTTCAATGTATTTTGGCTGATTATTAGTAGTAATTCCTTCAGCAGATGCTGCTGGATTGTAGTGTCTAGTTTGGAAAATAATATTAGAACTAGATGTAATTCTTGTTTTCTCTTTGCCTGCGCCGCGTAACGTAGCATACGGAGGTACTAGTATAATATCGTTAATTTCATAATTTCCTTGTGGAAAATATAAAACTACACGATTTTCTTGATTTAAAAATAATTTGTCTATTGCACTTTGTATTGCTGCTGTCTGTGCAGTAGGAGTAAGTGCGTAGGACCATCCAAAAGATTCAATACTAACAACTTCGTCTAAACGTTCTTGCAAACTTCTAGTTGGTGGAGCATCAACTCCCCATAAGTTATCTGTAGGTTTATAACTGTATACTTCAGCAAAGTCAAAAATATTGTCAGTTTCTGTAAGTATTCTTGTATTACCGACAGTCGGAGCGCCTTCGCTTGTTGACCCGTTGCCTATGTATAATTGTTGTGTATCTAACGCCCACCCTAATTCACCGGATGCTAATTGAGGCATACCAGTTCCGGCAAGTTTGCGCCCTCTTCTATGTTGAATCCTTGAGATTTGTACAATAGCCACGATGTTCTCCTAATAACTTTTTAGTATTTATCTAACCATTAGGCAAATTTTTCGTAATAAGTGTAAACTCGTTTCCACCACTCAGCTTCCCACTCTGCAAACTCATTTGGCCACAAATCAAATTGCTGGTACTCGCCAGCTCGACTGCACATAAAGATATGCCCTTCACGTATGTCTGTGCCATGTACTTCGTTATGAGCAATAGCGTAGGCAGTAAGTTGTAGGTAATAGTCTTCAACCCACTCTAGTTTCTTGGGTTTATTCGTTTGCTTAAAATCAAGAATTGCTGGATTGCCTTTGTACTGCCCAACAACGTCAGTTGTGCCGGCATAGATACCCGGGACATAAAGCGGAACTTCAACTCCCCAGATTTCGTCTACGTGTACCATAGCAGTATCTTTGATTGTTGTTGCCATCATGTGTGCTTGTTGAGCATACGGATTGCTACCAGGATCAGGCCATTCACTTGTAAGGCAAAAATCTTCGAGATACTTGTGCATCCTTGTTCCTACGCCACTTGCTTCAGTTACAATCTCTTGTGCTTTAGCTTCGCCTACACGCTTTTTCCAAGCAATGAGATGCGACATGTCTTTAGTACCACTGAGAATAGTAGTTACACTTGCTACAGGAGCGTGACCAGGTGCTGCGTAACGGCGCTTGCCATCCACTTCAACACGCTGTAATTTTTCATATGTATATTTAGATTTAATTAATGTCATAGTTTATTATAACATTAAAGTCCTTTTAAGTCAACTGCTCTTTTTGCCATTTGTGAAACAGTATTCTTCTTTTTTCTTTTTGTTAATTTTAAATCATCCATTTCACTTGTTTTAAGTGTAATGCTGTCTTTATCAAAGTCTTTGACTAAAGATTTAATTTTATTATCGCTGTCAAATGCATTTTTAAAAGTATCATAATCAAATTGTTGATTACCTACATTGCGCATATAACGATCTAATTGGGAAATATTGAATTGAGAAAAGCCCTTATCCTTTAACAGGACAAGGACCTGATACAACTTACTTGTATCTACGTTCTCACTTATTTTTTTTTTGAAAGTATTTGACCTAGTTTGCGTGAACGTTCAATTGATTCTCTTTTTGCACGACCGGCTGCATCTGCACCGCCAGTTGCTGGTTCTGATGATGCAAAATCATCTTCTGCTGGTGCATCTGGATCTAGTTCCATGTCGCCGTCTACTGTTGGTTCCATATCAGACATGTCACCCATGTCGTCATCTGCGCCCATTGCAGCTAATGGTTCAGCTTCTCCAGTTAACATGCCTACACCGCCTGTTAATGCACTGCGTGTTACTTCTAATGCGCCATACAGACTATCTAGGCTTGGTTTAACAGCATTAGTAAATGCATCTGCTGCAGCTTGTCCCATTTCATCACGGATAGCATCTGCTAGTTCTAGCATAGACTCTGACTGCATTTCTGCTGTGTCTTCCATCCAACCAGTAACACGGTCAACCATATCTTTAGCTGCCATTACTAGTTCTGCGTTGCCTTTATACTGCCCAACAACGTCAGTTGTGCCGGCATAGATACCCGGGACATAAAGCGGAACTTCAACTCCCCAGATTTCGTCTACGTGTACCATAGCAGTATCTTTGATTGTTGTTGCCATCATGTGTGCTTGTTGAGCATACGGATTGCTACCAGGATCAGGCCATTCACTTGTAAGGCAAAAATCTTCGAGATACTTGTGCATCCTTGTTCCTACGCCACTTGCTTCAGTTACAATCTCTTGTGCTTTAGCTTCGCCTACACGCTTTTTCCAAGCAATGAGATGCGACATGTCTTTAGTACCACTGAGAATAGTAGTTACACTTGCTACAGGAGCGTGACCAGGTGCTGCGTAACGGCGCTTGCCATCCACTTCAACACGCTGTAATTTTTCATATGTATATTTAGATTTAATTAATGTCATAGTTTATTATAACATTAAAGTCCTTTTAAGTCAACTGCTCTTTTTGCCATTTGTGAAACAGTATTCTTCTTTTTTCTTTTTGTTAATTTTAAATCATCCATTTCACTTGTTTTAAGTGTAATGCTGTCTTTATCAAAGTCTTTGACTAAAGATTTAATTTTATTATCGCTGTCAAATGCATTTTTAAAAGTATCATAATCAAATTGTTGATTACCTACATTGCGCATATAACGATCTAATTGGGAAATATTGAATTGAGAAAAGCCCTTATCCTTTAACAGGACAAGGACCTGATACAACTTACTTGTATCTACGTTCTCACTTATTTTTTTTTTGAAAGTATTTGACCTAGTTTGCGTGAACGTTCAATTGATTCTCTTTTTGCACGACCGGCTGCATCTGCACCGCCAGTTGCTGGTTCTGATGATGCAAAATCATCTTCTGCTGGTGCATCTGGATCTAGTTCCATGTCGCCGTCTACTGTTGGTTCCATATCAGACATGTCACCCATGTCGTCATCTGCGCCCATTGCAGCTAATGGTTCAGCTTCTCCAGTTAACATGCCTACACCGCCTGTTAATGCACTGCGTGTTACTTCTAATGCGCCATACAGACTATCTAGGCTTGGTTTAACAGCATTAGTAAATGCATCTGCTGCAGCTTGTCCCATTTCATCACGGATAGCATCTGCTAGTTCTAGCATAGACTCTGACTGCATTTCTGCTGTGTCTTCCATCCAACCAGTAACACGGTCAACCATATCTTTAGCTGCCATTACTAGTTCTGCTTGGTCTTCGGCACCTTCTGAAATAATGCTTTCGTCTAATGATTCGTCTTCAATGTCGCCACGCTCTGAAATTGCTGCATTTAATACATCAAGCATCATCTTTGACTTTTGATATGTTTCGTTGTGTACACTATCAAAACTTTCGTTTGTTTCAACACTGAAAAGTTTAGTACGTATTTTGTTACGAACATCTTGTAACTGTTCTAATGTAAACTGTGCAAGATCAATCTTTTTACCAAAACGTGCTGACAGGCTTTCGTTTAAGGTTTTTGATGTAACTGGTTTTGTAAATTCTCTAATGTTCATTTGGAGTTATTCCTAGGTTGTTTATTAATATTATTTATCTAATGTCGTTAAGAATAAATTGATCTAGAGAATCTTTAGCATAACTAATTTTGCATTTTGCAAATTCTAGTCGAGATTCTAATGTATCTTTTCTTATTGTATCTTCGGTTTTGTTAATAATGTAAGAATAGAACCGACTATCATTCACATGTTTTTCAATTGTATTATCAAGTTTAGTAAATTTGATTATCGGTAATGATTTTAAATATGCCTTGGCTACTGCAACAGCACCAACTTTACTAAAAGTTGTTGTTATGCTTTTATTAATTTTTGTGTCTATAACTATATAACCTTGATGTTTACTAGGCCTAATCAATATATGATTAATACGTACAGTATCACCTTTTGTTTCAGGTATACTATAATCTTTAATCTTTATATCAATAAGTTTTTCTAATTCAAGTAGTGCGTGGTCAATACTTTTCATTTGGTACAAAAACTAAGTTTCCTTTATATTTGACTTTGGAAAGAAGACTTTTTCTAACCAGCGACTCTGCTACAATAATTTCTCGTTCGCTTAATGTATCACTATAACAGGGTTTAGAAATTTTGTCAAGCAATTTTTGTTCTTCATTGCTTTTGAATATTTCAAATTCTGTTATAAGATCATTCAGTTTCATATTGCTATCGATTTCTTTACGTCATCTTTTTTGAAAGTTAGTTTTTTAGGTTGTGTCGAGTCGCTGTCACCTTCGGGATTTTCAACTTCAACTTCGTCACCTTGTACTTTGGTAATTTTAAATTTTTGTGGTCCACCTGTTCCGACAGTAGGAAGTGGAATTTCTGCTCCGGGACGAATCGCCTGGTCTAATTTTTTATCTGCAGCTTGTATTTGTGTAGGATTTATTGTTTGACCTGATTGAGGAGTTCCTACTGTTTTTTGAGTTCCAGTGGTTCCAACCGTACCGATAGTACCTCTACCACTTGCCTTCATTCCTGCTTGTGCCTGGGCTAATGAGTTAGTTTTAGCAATTAATGGTATCACTTCATCAAGTTTTTGAGTTTCACTAATAAATTCTATAGATCTCATCTTTTACTTTTCCTTCTACGGGTTGGTCGCAAGTTCTTATTTAAGTTTTTAATACGTGTGCTAGTTGGACGTTTCATAGTAATTCTACGTTTTATTGCTTGAGATGCACCTTTGCTTCTACGTGTTTTCTTAAGATTAACACTTCGTTGTTGGTTGATTGCAGTTCCACAAGTACTAGGTTTAGCTACTACTCTACCAGATTTAGGACCATCTGTACAGCGATAACGTCTTACAACGCCTTTTTTACTACGCCCCCAAACTTGTTTATATCCTTCGACTATTTCTTCAACTAACATTATTTGTTCAACGCCTTTAATCTTCTACTTGCTGGATTAACTCGTTTTGTCCTTTTTGCCTTACGTGCCATTTTAGAGCCAATTCTTGCTTTGAGTCTTTTAAATCTAGCACTTTGTTTAAAGTCTAACGGTGCAAAGCATTGTGCCATTTTACTAACAACACGACCATGACGGCGGCCGCCGCTACAACGGTATTTGCGTACAACCTTACTACCATTACGACCCCAGATGAGTTTTTCAATTAACCCTTCTTCTAGGCTTTCTTCAAAGGTGGATTCACTTTGTTTATTAATCCAACGATCAGCTAGTGTTTCTCCGTGTTTTTCAATATATTTTTTAATTTTAATTGCCGCAAAAATTAAAACACCGGCTGCAGCAATTTCTATACCGTGCTCTGCTAATAATGTTGCAGCTTGTTCCCCGATTAGTTCTTTAATAGTATCCCATACTAGTTCTAGCCCTAGGTCAGATAACCATTTTAAAATTATCCCAATGCCAGTAATTTGAAGAAACTTCTTCAAAATCCATTTTAAAAGTGGCCATAAAGCTCTTTTAGCTATCCATTTTAATATCGACAATACAGCCGGTACTAGAAAAGGTACTGCTTCAGTCAACGTTTGTTCATAGACTAACATTGATCCTTCTGTTTTTGGTATTTGAGTTTGATATAATTCACGTAATAACATATAGTTATTTATCGTGTTTAATTTAGTTGTAATAGAACTACAACAATAGTTGATAGTAGTCCTGCAACAATGGTGCCTGTAGCACCTATAATAACTTTTGAAAGGCTGTTTTGCCCTGCTTTCATATCATCAGATATATTGTCGAGTTTGGTTTCTACATTAGACAGACGCTTGTCTAAGTTATCATAACGTATAGCACACAAATCAACGTGTGCTTCTAATGATTCTCTTTCTAATTTAGTAGTCGACATTTAATAACTCCATTTGTTTCGACAGGAAAAAGCCTTTTCGTATACCTATTATTAAATGCCTAAGTTGAGTACAATACTCTATTGTTATTTATCTGTTTCTATAAAAATTGTGTTTCTATAAGGCGTACCATTTGTTAAAAACGCACTGATTTCAAGTTCTATCGATTCATCTAAGTGATTGATTATTGGTACAAGATCCATATCATTCTTTAAAATTTCTAAACCTTGTTCAAAGGATTCAAACTCAAATTCTAGTGTCCATAACTTGTGTTTGCCTTTTATGTTTTTGCCAAAGCCTAAATTGTCAATTGACTTTTCTTCGATCAATGGTTCTTTTTTTATAATAGGATTATATCTTAAACTTATAGTTTGAATTGCTGTTAAGTAATTTTGGTGTTGATGTTGACGATATATATCATCACCTTTGCGGGCGTTGGTCTGTGTAATATCTACTAATGTTAATAACTCAAATCTCATACAGTATTTAAGCCATAAAAAAAAGCTCACTATAAAAGTGAGCTTTTTATGCTTAGTTAAAAACTATTAAGCAGGGCGCTGATCAAATTCAGCAATCAACGTAGCTGTTACGCCAGTTGTGCCTGTACCAAAGTTAACCGCCATTGTTGCTGCGCCTGTTCCTTGAATTGCTACTTGTACTGCGTCAGTTGTTCCACTTGTGAATACACCTGCTTCTGTTAGTACACTTACACCAGCAATGCTATGTGCATCGTTTGTGCCTGCAACGTCACCAGCTGCTAGATACAGAAGTGCTGCGTCTAGTTCTGATTGTGTCATGTTGCTCTTTGCAAGGTTGATGATTCGTGTACGTGGACCTAAACCGTTACCTGCTTTGTTTGTACGTGCGTTTGCACCAACGGTGGTACCGCCTATTGCTAATGAATATACGTCTGCCATTTTAATCTCCTTAATATCTAATGACTACTTCACGCTCAGTGAAGTTCTTATAATGTATTTAGTCCAGAGAACAAAAAACCTTAATTTATGGTATAAAAACGAGGTTTATTGTGCCATTAAAACAAGTTGTTTAAAACGATCCACAGTAAATTCTGGATACTTATTACCTTCTGCATTACGATCTTTGGTAGATTGTACCATATGGGCGAAAACGTCTTTCATATTTTTAGGACCAAAACTTGCGCCAAAACGTGAAAGTACATGTCCAAGTTCTGCTAGTTGATTGTAATCCATGTCATCCATTTGTTCGCCGCTGTTGATTTTTCTTCTAATTTTTTGTGCCATCGCAGTTGCTTGACGAGATTTGTTATCTAGCTCGTGATTTGGAATTTGGTATTCTGCTTCTGTAACTTCAAATATTTTCATTTTATAATTCCTTAATTGGGTGTCCAACGATGACGCGGTACTAGCTTAACTTTACTGTTTTGTGCTACATATCCTTCTCCGCCTGTTTCATCGCCAGTAGTAGCTTTAATGTCTGCTGGTGCTTGATCAAGCTGATCAATGATATGATTTTTCACAACCATTATTCTATTTACCAATTTAAATATTATATCAAGCGAACTAGAGCTAGATTTATGTAACTCGTATATCTTAACTTGTTTAGGTTGACTTACTTTACTAGTTTTAAGCCAATTAAAAAACCCTGTTGAATTTAAATTGTTTAACTGTTTACTCTTGACCATTTGGTTTACAAAAGTATAGATTATATTTTTTAGATCTCCTAGCCCAGCTTGTGGTGCCAAGAAGTTATCGATAGTTCTTCCGTTGATGCGAGTAAATTTTACAATGCTGTCTGTTTCACTTGTATCAACACTGGGCTGGTGTGTTACATATGTTTGACCTAATACAACAATATCTTTGCTATTTAAATCTGCAACATCCTCGATCGGAGTTCCAGACTTTTCTCCAAATGCACTGTACTTTGTATGAACAACAACACCAATTTTACTATTGCCTATTCTGTTACCAATTTCACTGCTAGGATCAACTGTATAAGTGACCTTATTTGGTGTAAATTGAATACCATTTTTGCTTTTTGCAAAAGTCTTGCCTGGATGATACAGTAAGTCACCATAAACGTATCCTTCAAATCCTGTAGGAAAACTTGACTTCATGATACTAAACACTTGTGCCATATCGTTGCCAAATTTTTCACGCCATTCTTCACCCTGTCCACTGCTTTTAATAAAGTTTGATAGGTCTTCTGGCTTTGTACTCATATTACGTCCCCAGCCGTTTTTTCCTACAAGAACAAAGGTTCCGTCAGGTTCACGACCAAAGTAAACAGTTGGATTGCCATCCCACTTGATTGCTACATCACTTGCATTACTGCCCATATTGTTTAATATTTTTGCAGCTTCTAATGCACCAGCTGCACCATCAACAAAAACAAGATCTTCTAAGTGTTGATATTCTCTACCAACCTTGGCTGCTTCTGTTAATATTTTAATTTCACTGTATCTCATAATCCACTCAACTGTTTAATTCTAATTAGTTCTTGTGATTCAGTTTGTCCAAACTGCTTAGGATTACTTGCTTTAATATCAGACAGCATTTGTTGCGCTGTATTTGGATTCATTGCTGCCATAATGCTTTCAAGTGATCCAAGGTCCTTTGCGGTTGCGTTTGGGCTGATTATTTTTTTTGCAATATCATCCAAGTTGTTTGATACTAGTTCATTAGTATCTCTATTGACTAACCCTATGTAGGGACTCCATTTCATACCAGCTGCTTTTGCTAAGTATGCCATAGCAATTTGCTTATGCACGCCTTTGTAATTGCTGCCTGTTGGTATATTGTGTACGTGGAACTTTTGTGCAGTTTCACCGTTGTCAACAACCATAATATCAACTTGATGTGCATGGTCGCCCATTGGAACTTTTACGTGAACAATCTGTCCTGTCTTTTTAGTTTCAAATCCTGCTTGTTGAAATAGTTTTTCTAATTCAATCTTTGCATCTTTGTTGTTTTTAACTTTAAAAAAATTTCTTATCTGGCCAGCATCGGCAATCATATCTAAGTCGCCGCTGATCTTACCCGGAGTTGGCGTAGCACCTGAGCCAATCGGCAATGCTTTGACTCCAGTCTTTAACATAACACGGTTGATTTGTTTTAACATAGAGGGGATCATTGTGTGATCAAAGTCCTCTGTGCCTTGGAATATGTTTCCACCTTCAATAAGATTCTGCGATGCCATTATTTTTTACTCTCAATAATTCTATCTACCCCAGTTTTAAACTTTCTAGGGTTATTACTTCTAATTGCATTGATAAATCTACGTTCAAGATCCAATGCAGTATCGTCTGGATACGTTTCATGAATTTTAGTTAATAAATTAATTGCACTTTCAATAATATTATTACCAGTTGTTTGAATAAATTCATCTCGGTTGTCGCGACGACTTACGTTGCTGAGTTCTTCTAAAATACCACGAGTGTGTTTTCTCATAATGCTATAATTCCTATACAGTATTTAGTACTTATCTAAACTAAATATCATATAAAGTGAGGGCTATTATGATATCAGAATTAAACTTTAAACAACGCAGTCTATTATTTGCTAAACTAGCTAACATAGCATATATGGATTTAAAAAAAGCTACAACAGAAGTTAAGAAAATAGGGTTTACCACAGTTGAGTTTTATGACAAAGACGGAGCACAAGCATATCGGTTTATGAACAAAGACGATATTGTTATTGCGTGTCGTGGAACAGAACCAACACAATGGAACGATCTCAAAGCAGACTTAAAGGCAATGCCAGTAATGGCAGAAACAGTAAGTCGTGTACACAACGGATTTAAAAAAGAAGTAGATGATCTTTGGCCTATGATTAAAGAAGATCTAGCTCGTGTTAAAAAAACACGCAAAGCCTGGTTCTGCGGACACAGCCTTGGCGCTGCGATGACAACTATTATGGCTGCTCGTTGTAATGCCGATACTACTATGCCTGACATTGAAGAAATCTACACATATGGGTCACCTCGTGTGGGTTGGAGTAAGTATGTTCAGTCATTAAATGTAACACATCATCGTTGGAGAAACAACAACGATATTGTTACAACTGTTCCATTTAATATTATGGGCTACAGACATCACGGTACTGAACATTATATGAACGCATACGGCAATGTAAGACAGCTGACTAAATGGCAACGTGTTAAAGATCGTTGGCGTGGTTTTATAATGGGCCTTAAGAAAGGCGGCATTGATAGCTTTAGCGATCATAATACAAGCGAGTATATCCGTAACTTAGAAAACTATGTTAACGAAATGGAAACTATTCAAAACTAAAGTTTGCTGAAGCAGGCGTTTGTTTATTCTTTTAGTCATAAAAATACTCCTATGCTGTTTTATAACATAGGAGTATTCAGTTGTCAATTAATTATTTTAGATCAGCAATGATTGCTTGTGTTGCTGCTAGTTCTGGATCACTAACAAGCCCGTAATTAGCAAGTGGGCCATCTGGTCCTGCCATATCGTCTGACAAGAAAAACTCAATGTATTCACGCATACCCGGAATATCATCTAGGTGTGCATTTTTTACATAGAAGTACAGTGGACGACTAATTGGATATTCACCACTGGCAATAGTTTCTGTTGATGGTGTAACACCGTTGATGTCTGCTGCATATAGTTTGTCTTGGTTGTTTAATAAGAACGACAAACCAAACACACCTATTGCATCTGGGTTTGATGC